CCGTAATAAAGACCTCAAAGACTCCTCATCTTCATTCGTGTCAATTTCTAAATTTAACATTGGAAGTATGGTAGTACTCTCCAATTTATTGTCATGTAACCATTTTTCTATTGTTGCTATGGTCGCATTTACCTCAGTTATTGTGACATTTACTTGCCTGGAGGCTTCTTTAAAAACCTCAAACAGCACTACATATTCTTCCAAATGTAATAAATCAATTAAAAACTTTTTTCTATTAGTGTCCGTAGCAGTTAAAAATTGTAAACTACTATTAGTGTTCTGATAGACTAATTGACTAAATGTTTTGAAATCTATACCTAATATATCTTGAAGAGTCTTATAGGTATTTGTAGCGGTGTGGCTGGAGATGTCTTCTCCATCTTTAAGGAGTTTCACTTTTATACTTGCTTTTCTAATCACAATTACTTCGTATAAAATATCTTCCTTAGTAAAACTAAGATGAATATCGTATCCATCATTGATATATCTATTAGGAATATCAGCTTTTTTTATTCCTTTTGAATTTTTATTGTATAATACTTCTTCAATAATTAATGGTATGGAAGACTTTCCCATACCATTTTTACCGATTATTTGGGTAACATTACTACTATCTAAATCAAGTTCATTATTATCACCGTAGCTGAAGCAATTATTCCATTTGAGCCTTTTTAGAGTAATCATTAAATGTTCCTATGATTTCTGATACGTTGTTTGGGTCTATTTCTAATATATAATTTAGGTATTCTACTAATTCTTCTTCTAGTGTCATATCTTTATCTATTAGAAGAGCAGCTTCGGAGTTTCTCTTTACTACTTTTTTATCTAATAATTCTGAGTTTTTAATTGATGCCAGTTGTTGAATATCTCCCTCTATCTCATAGATAGTATGGTGATAATCTGTAGGAATCATCTCTTCTGCACTCTTTACAGTTTTTCTAATCAGTTGGGGAAGTGAAAACTCTTCCCACATCCAATCCCAAGTATTCTCTGCAATGAGTAAAAACCCTGTCTTTACTTCGGTTCTATGAAAAGAGGTAGTCATAGGGCTACCAGGATAAACAATGTTTCTCTGTGTATTACTGTGAGCGTGTAAATCACCTGCAAACACAACCGGAAACGGATCAAATCTATGTAGATCAACTTCTGGTTTCACATGAGGGGGTATTTCACCCCTCACATGAGTAAACAAAGGCCAATCGGGATTGAACTTTTCGATACTATTAGGTTTATGAAGTTCTGCGTATGGAAGGATACTAAAGCCTAAATCCTTATCTTCATAAGATATGTCAATAACACGGACTAATGGATTTATACTTCTAGTAACATCTTTTAGCTGGGTAAAAAAGGTTTTATTCTTCTTTGTGGCTTCATGATTACCGTCAAAAATTATCGTGGGTCTTTGAACTTTAGATATAAAAGAAAAGTAAAGCTCTAACTCTATCATAGTAGGCAACCTATCAAATAGGTCACCTCCAATGATATGCATAGAGCAGGTCTTTTCTTGTTCTCTTATTGCTTCAAAAAATAGCTCATACCGATTTAATGCCCACTTTACAGGGACATTTTTCTGGCCTAACTTTAGATGCCAATCGGCTGTAAATAGTATCATGCCACATCAAATTCTGCGTCAAGACTATCATCTACTTCATTAACAGTAGCTTTTCTAACCGTATCTAGAAGCTCTTTTTGAGCGTCTGGAGTTGGTCGTGCCATAACGTCATCCATAGACTTGAGATCTGCAATAGATGCCATTTCGTCTTCAGTTAACGCACGGGGCTTACACTTTAGTACCTGTAATTGATACTCTACATTGTAAGCTAGTGGGCCGGTCTTTACTCGCTTAAAGCAAATATCCCAGCCATTGTCTACATCAGTAGGATCACCTAAATCTTCTGCGGCAATCATGATTTGTTCCCACAGTTTCTTTTTAAGGTTTAGTACTTTAACCTTGCCATCAGCAGGGTCGATGCATTGAGTAGCGTAGCTCCAGCCACACTTGAGATCAGGATAGTACTCACGTACCCAGTCCTTTTCTTTGTTGTTAAAACGCTCTGTATCTCTATCAAATGATAGACATTCAAGAGGTATGTTTTTACCATTGGTTCCTTCTATCCAGTAAACGTATCTGGCTAAGATGTCACCTACAACTCGGACTTTGTTGTCTCCGTCTCGATAGGTAAAACTTTCGATTGAGCTTTTTTGAGCAGAGCCCTTCTGCTGGTTAAATGATATTGCCATTTTAGTGTATCTCCGTAGGGACTTCTTCGTATAGAAAATGAATTAAATTATAATCATCAATACGAAGTAGACTATTGTTGTTAATATTGTCAACAAGATGGTTTGCAAATGGAACGTGCAATAACTCTAATGTTGTGGTTTCGTGAGCAAGATACTCAGACACGCTTCTAATCGAAGCAGCGGCTAGGTAAGTTGCTATTTCCTTATAGGTATGCTTGTATGCGTTAAATAATAAAACATCTGGATGCACTAAAAAACTAGTCCCATTGAAATCATGTTTTTTATACTTATATAAAACATCTTTTCTGTTTTCAGGTACTAGATTCTTAGCAACCATTTCAAATATTCTGAATATCTCTAATACGTTACCTTCGGATATGTCATATATTTTTTGCCAATTATAAAACAGCATATATTATATCAACCTTTAAGGTGAATGTCAAGAACTATTTTTTAAAGCTCTTTTATTTCATACCCTTGTTTCATGTAGTATCCAACTCTGTTGGACGCCTGCCTCCTGGCAGTATCCCCTTTGAGGTGAATATCTATAATTACAGGGGTTGGTTTATCTTCTACTTTTCTAATAATTCGACCAATTAACTGGGTTAATAAAGGTTCATTATTAATGGGTGTGCCTAGGATTAAACAACTTAATTCATTTATAGAGATCCCTTCTGAAAAAATTGCTTGAGTCCCGTATAGTACGTTTTTATTTCCAAATCGAAGTTCGTTTATTAACTCTTCGCGTTCTTCTTGTACAATGTCGCCTGTGACACAGACGGCTTTATCTCCGGTAAGCTCCGCACACCTTTTTAGAAAGGCTACTCTATCACTAACTACTAATACCTTATGGCCTCTATGAGCATACGCAGCGGCTAACATTGATACTGAGTGTCTATACTCTTCATTAGTCGCTAGATTTGTAACTCTATTAGCCCATGGTATTCTTGCGCCATCTAAAAATCTAACCTCAGAATGGAATAGATTTACTACTGGAGTCATAAAATTTTCTTTAGGCGGCTTAAGAACATTAGGACTGAAGTAGTCTCTAAAGACAACGTGCTTTCCATCCTTTCGTTCTATAGTGCCTGATAAACCTATTTTATATCTACAATAATTTGTATCTAATATCCTAGAAAAAGTAGGACTACTGACATGATGCATTTCGTCTAGAATAAGAGTTCCAAACTCTTTACGAATCTTATCTATATTTCTATAAAGAGTCTGAATATTACCTATCACAATAGGACTATCAAGATCGAACTGCCCACTACCAATAATTCCGGGCTTAAATCCAAATACTTTTTCTACTTCCTTTGCCCATTGATTTCTTAGGGGTATAGTATGAACAACTACTAATGTTTTCTGACCTAACTTACCGGCTATTGATAGCCCAGTAAAGGTCTTGCCCCAGCTTACCCAAGCGTTTATTATACAGTTATCTTCTACTGTATCATGCACCTCTTGTTGGCTCTTTCTTAAATCGAATTTGAACTCTGGAAATTCTTCTGGTTTTACTACTCTCTTATCTACGATCTCATAGTCGTGTGGGATCAAATCAGTACGCCCTATAGGAATAGTGACTATACCTGGACGCACAACGGCCATGTTTTTTATTACCTGTGGAACCAGGTCCTTTGGATTTTTTGGGGGTACTACATATGTAAGCTCTTTATCCAATTCATCTTGAATCTCTGGAGTCACATCTAAATAAATCCTATTACTTAGTACTGCTTTCATATTTTCCTTCGAGTATCTTTCTTTTTAGTTTCAGAATACTCATAAATTATCCAAGGATATTCTCGTAGAAATAATACTCCTGCCCATAACATCTCTGGCTCAGGAGGTCTAGGTATAGTAAAAGGAGGTCTCCAATTCTCTATCCAAATAAGAGAAGCGGTAGTTTTCCTTTCTATTTTTCTTATCTTTCTATACCGTAAAGATAACATTTTGGTTTTTTGATATATAAAGGGCATACCTTTATTATCTATAAAACAGAGGGTTGGCTGTTTTACAATTCCGGTTAAATTATTTACTGATTTTTTTAAAGGTAGAAGTCCTTTATGAGGTGTTTGAAGCCTTCTTCGCCCTAATGTCGTCCCTGACATATTTCTATCGTCTACCAACTCTCCGTCTAGGTACAGAAGTCCGTCTGTTGCGTCCCAGTTACTTGATGGTAGTATAAATATTGGAAAGCTTACTTTATCGAGGTTCTTGTATGTAACTATCA